TGATTTTTTATAAATAAATTAAACAAACCCACATCATTATAACAAGGAGAATTCAATGGCTATAAGTCTAATTTCACCAGGCGTTAAGATCACCGAACAAGATTTGGTAACGTCTAATCAATCCGCATCGTCAACAATTGGCGCATTTTCTGGACAATTTACATGGGGTCCTATTGAAGTTGCTACGCAAATAGCAAACGAAAGCACCTTAGTAAATCAATTCGGAAGACCAACTACAAATAATAACGTAGACTTCTTGTCTGCCGCAAACTTTTTGGGATATTCTTCTCCATTGTTTGTCGTTCGTGTCGCTAACACAGCACTAAACGCTACAACAGAAACTGCTACAGGTTCTGGTGGTACTGGTACAGGTCAATTAGTTAAGAATGATGATGCATATTTAAACACAGCATCATTTAACATCGGTCCATTCATTGGAAAATACGCTGGCGACTTAGGAAATGCACTTAAAGTTTCTACTTGCCCATCTTCAACTGCATGGTCTTCTTCATTGACTGGAACATTCACAGTTGCGGCTGGTTCTACTCAAGTTGTTGGTGCTGGTTCTGCGGCAAACACAGAATTAAGAGTTGGCGATCAAGTTGTTATCTCTGGACGTACTGCAAAAGTGCAAACAATTGCAAACACAACTCACTTCACAATTGACTCTGCACACTTATCTGGTGCATCTGCTGTTTCTGCTACTCGCCGTTGGGAATTCTTCAATGAGTTTGATGCAAGTCCAAGCACATCACAACAAGCCGTATCAGTAGGCGCAACTAATGATGAAATGCACGTTGTTATCGTTGATAGAACTGGTGCAATCACAGGTACAGCAAACACAGTTTTAGAAAAATACGCAAGCGTATCTAAAGCGGCTAATGCTAAATCAGAAAATGGTGGTACAAACTACTACAAAGAAGTCATCAATCAGCGTTCCGATTGGGTTCGTTGGACCGCTCACGACAATGCTGGTACAAATTGGGGTACAAACCTTACATCGGCTAACGGCACACCAACAACATACACTTCAGTAACTGTTCCTAAGAACTATAACTTCAATGGTGGTTCTGATGGTGTTACTCTTACAGATGGCGACCGTTCAACTGGTTACTTGAAGTATTCAAACAAGTCTGAAGTTCCTGCAACAATCATCTTTGCTGGTCAAGGCAATGCAACTGTCGTAAACAGAATCATTGGTGACGTTGCTGAAGTAAGAAAAGACGCCATCGTTTGTATCTCTCCATTGAGAGCAAACGTTGTTAATAACGTTGGTTCTGAAGCAACTTCAATCGCAACATGGGCTGATACAGTCACACGTTCTACATACGCATTCGCAGACAGCGGATGGAAATATCAGTACGACAAGTACAATGACGTATACGTTTACGTTCCATTGAATGCTGACGTTGCAGGTTGCATGGCACGTAATGACGCAAATGCAGATGCATGGTTGTCTCCAGCAGGTTTCAATGCTGGTCGTATTCAAAACTTAGTTCGTTTGGCTTTCAATCCAACCCAAGCAGAGCGTGACACGCTTTACAAGACTGCTGTTAATCCAATAACCACACAAGTTGGTCGTGGTACAATTCTATTTGGTGACAAGACATTCGTAACAAGAAACACATCAACTAATAGAGTTAATGTTCGTAGATTGTTTATCGAATTAGAAAAGACAATTGGTGTTGCGGCTGATAACGTATTGTTTGACCAAAACGATGAAAATACTCGTACAAACTTTGTTAACTTGATTACTCCTTACTTAAGAAGTGTTCAAGCACGCCGTGGTATTGCCGCATTTAGAGTTGTTTGTGATGCAACCAACAATCCAGAAGATGTGGTAAATGCTAACGAATTTGTCTGTGATATTTTCGTACAACCAATTCGTTCTGTTAACTTCATCCAACTCAACTTTGTTTCTGTAAGAGGTACTGCTACATTTAATCAAGTCGCAGGCTAAATAACTACAGACAATAAAGGAGATAAAAATGGCAGATTTTAGCATATCAGCGTTTAGAGCGGCTCTAGGGACTGGCTCTAAACCAAACCTGTTTAAGGTTACAGTAACACCACCGTCCTCAATAGGCAAGTTAACAAATTTTGAATATCAATGTAGATCAGGAGCGTTACCATCATCTACAATGGGAACAATTGAAATTCCTATGAATGCTGGTCGTAGATTAAAAATGGGCGGTGATAGAACATTCACTGAATGGACTTCAACTGTTTTAAACGATGAAAATTATACAATTCGTACCATCATGGAACAATGGCAAAATGCTCTTGTTAAAACAAATTTTAACGCTACTTCAATCGGAAATAGATCAGCGTCCGTAACTACTGGACTTTATGGTTCAGTTATGATTTATCAATTAAAAGAAGATGGAAGTTCTGTTCCAAATGGTAGTTATCGATTAGTAAATTGTTGGCCATCAGACATTTCAGCCATTGATTTATCATACGATACAACGGATGCGGTAGAAGATTTCACAATAACTTGGACATATGATTTCTTTGAAAATAATTTCAAGGACGAAACTGGTATTGAAAAGTTGGCTTCTGTTGTCGCTACTACTGCTAGTTAATAATAAAGGATAACATATATGGCACTCGCAACAATCACACAATTACAAACTGCTTTGAGTAGAGGCGCAAGAGCAAACTTATTTGAAATCGAAATAGGCTTTCCAAGTTTGAGTACAGTTGACAAAGACGGCGTCGATCCGTCCACCGGAGCGGCTGAAAAAGTACGACTAATGTGCAAGGCCGCTCAAGTACCGGGATTTACAGTTGGAACTATTGAAGTTCCATTTAAGGCTGGTAGAAGAATTAAAATTCCTGGAGATAGAACATTCGCCGATTGGTCAATAACAGTCATAAATGATGAAGATCACACATTACGCCGTGCATTTACATCATGGGTAAATTTAATTTCCAACTCTAATTATAATGCTAAAACAAAATCTCCTACATCCGTGGTTTACTATCAGGATATTTTGGTTAAACAATTAAATCAAGTCAATGGTGTTACTAGAACATATAAACTGAATGATGCATATCCAACCGATGTTGGTGCATTAGATTTATCTTTTGACAGTACGGACACAATTTCAGAATTTACTGTTAACTTCCAATATCATTATTTGCAAGCGGCTTCTGGAAATACTTCTATTACTTCATCAAGCGAAGTTTAACATAAATAATGTATTTTACGCAACATAAATAATTGCGTAATAGTTGTCAAACAATGGGGGCTATTACGGCCCCCATTTTTTTTAGAGAGACTCAAATATGGCGATAAAACTTTTTGGATATAAGATTGGTAAAGATGATGTTGAAGCAGAACAGTTAAAATCGTTTGTCACACCTACCGATGATGATGCGGCAGTATCGATTTCAGGCGGTGGTGTATATGGCACATACATGGACCTTGAAGGTCAAATTAGAAGCGATGCCGATTTAATTAAGAAATATCGTGAGATGGCACTCCAACCAGAATGTGATGCCGCAATCGAAGACATTGTTAATGAATCACTAGTATTCGAAAACGGCGACTATCCAGTTCAAATCATTTTAGATAAACTCGAACAACCCGAATCAATTAAGAAAAAAGTTCGTGATGAATTCTATTATATAATGAAACTACTCGACTTCAACAATCAAGGCTACGATATTTTCCGCAGATGGTATGTTGATGGTCGTTTATATTATCACATGTTGATTGACGAAAAGAATCCTAGAGCAGGATTGAAAGAAGTTCGTTACATCGACCCACGTAAAATTCGTAAAGTTCGTGAAGATAAAAAACAACTTAATCGTCCAGGAACAGTAGATACAGCACAAAAATATCACGAATACTTTATGTACTCGGATAAAGGTTTTTCTAGAGACGGCTCACAGGGTATCAAGATTGCTTCCGATTCAATCTGCTATGCAAACTCTGGCATCACAGACAAAGATGGTAAGATTATTGTTTCACACTTACACAAAGCAATCAAGCCACTCAATCAATTACGTATGCTTGAAGATGCAACAGTTATCTATCGTATTGCAAGGGCACCAGAACGTAGAATCTTCTACATTGACGTAGGTAATTTGCCTAAGATGAAGGCTGAACAGTATTTACGTGAAATCATGCAAAAGTATAAAAACAAACTAGTGTATGATGCAAACACCGGTGAGATTCGTGACGATAGACGATATCAAACAATGCTTGAAGACTTTTGGTTGCCACGTAGAGAAGGTGGTAAAGGTACTGAGATCACTACACTACAAGGTGGACAGAATCTCGGAGAGATCGATGATGTATTGTACTTTCAAAAGAAAATGTTCAAGTCATTGAATGTTCCAGTTTCACGATTAGAAGCCGACAACGGATTCTCTTTAGGACGTGCTTCTGAAATCACTAGAGATGAATTGAAGTTTGGTAAGTTTGTTTCACGTTTACGTTTAAGATTTTCTATTCTATTTGATAAAATGCTCGAAACACAACTTCTTCTTAAAGGTGTTTGTACTCGCAAAGAGTGGGAACAAATGAAAGAAGAAATCAGTTATGATTATCAATCAGATGCACACTTTGCCGAATTAAAGAACGTTGAAATTATGAAAGAGCGTTTATCTATTCTTTCAGATATTGATGGATACGTTGGCAAATACTTCTCCGTTAACTATATTAGAACAAACATTCTACGTCAGAGTGAAGACGATATTAAACAGATGGACGAAGAGATGGAAGAAGACAAAGCAAAGATGGATGAAGACGGCATTTCAGCAGAAGATTTGCCACCACCTCCACCTCCAGCACCTCCTCCACAACAACTTGTTGTCAGCGTAAAGAAGGAAGAAGCCGAAACTAGAATAATTGATGATGCAGATCAAAGAGAATTGGCTAAGTCTATGACTACACTTTTTGAACAAATGATTGAGAATTCTAAGAGTGACAAAGAATCTGAGTAACCAGAATTCTTAAATTTTATAAATAAAGAAAAAGGAGATATACTATGGAAAATATTCAAACGGCAATTCAACACGCTTATGACGCAAAACCTTCTGAATTCAAGTCATCTATTTTAGATGCGATATCAGATAAAATGCAGAATCATTTAGACGTTAAGCGAATGGAACTTGCTAGTTCAATTTTCAAAGATGATAGCGAAGATCAAGATTCAAATAACTTAGAAACAGAGTTTCAATCAAGTACAGAAGGAAACGTAGATGAAGACCTTTAAATCTTTCATTCAATTGGATGAAATAGAACGAGTAAAGTATAAAGACGGCATCGCCAATAAAATGGCGGCTGTATCATATCTTGCACAGACTAAAGATCCAGGTGACTTAGAAAAAGTTGGACCTGAAGAAGTTGGTCCACACGACACCAAAAAAGGTTCTGGCAAGCGTCCTGCTGATAGACTTGATAATAAGCAACCATTCGGTGAAGCAGAAAGTCATCAGTCTAAAACTACAATGAAGCATATTGATAATCCAAATGCCGCCGAAAAAGAAGCCGCAAAACGTATCAAACCCGGTATTAAAGGTATTAGAGATAGATTTGCAATGCTTCAAGCCGCAAAAAATCGTGGTGCTTTAAAGAACGAAGATGTTGATTTACTTTCTAGTCTTTACGATCAGTTGGATGAAAGCAATCAAGAAATCTTTTTGAATCAGTTGGAAGAAGATGCTGAAGTACTTTTAGCATTTGCAAAAACTATAGCGAAAGAATAAAATGGCAGATACAGTAACATCACAAACGCTAAAAGATAGCGCATCGACATGGGCAGTTAAGTTAACTAATGTGTCTGACGGCACTGGTGAATCAGGTGTTGTAAAAGTTTCTGCAAATACTCTTGTTGCGTCTGATGGTGGATCAACACAACGATTGTCAATCAATAAAATATTTTGGAATATAGCAAGAGGTACTTCATCATTGCAAGATCCTAGAGTTACATTGGCGTGGAGAGGAACATCAAATACAACTATTGTAACTTTGACTGGTTCAGGCACTTTAGATTTGACAACAAATTTACAAGCACCACTTACAAACAATGCTGGCGCTGGAGCCAATGGAGATATCTTGTTGACCACTACAGGCTTTACTGCTAGTGCTGGATATACACTCATATTAGAAGGCAAGAAGACTGCTGGATATTCTAGCCGTGAAACTACCGATGATGGCGTAAGCCCATAAGTATGTTGAATTTTAAAGATTTTATATCTCTCTCTGAAGAGGGGTTAGAAGAGGCCAGAATTGTAAAGGTCAATAGAGTGCGTGATGGAATTATTCAGCGCAGAAAAATTGTATCAGCAACACCTGGATATAAAGTCTTAGGAGGTAAACTTGTGAGGATGTCTTCACAAGAAAAAATGCATCGTAAAATTGCACAGCGTAAAGCGGCTAGAAAACGTGCACCAAAACTTGCTTTGATTCTACGCAAAAGAACAAAGTCACTTAAAAAAAGAACAACGGCAGGAATCAAATGAAATTATTCACAGAAATTAACGAACAAGTAAATATCATTTCTGAAGCAAATGAAGCCGGCGGAAAAAGTTATTACATCGAAGGCGTCTTCATGCAAGCGGAACAACAAAACCGAAATGGTAGAATGTATCCATTAGCAGTTTTGCAAAAAGAAACCGAACGATATGTTGTAGAAAGCGTAATGAAGAATCGTGCTTATGGGGAGTTAGGTCATCCAGATGGTCCTTCTATTAACTTAGAACGTGTATCACATATCACTAAGAGTTTGCGCCAAGAAGGAAACAACTTTATTGGTAAAGCAAAGATTATGGACACTCCATACGGCAACATTGTAAAAAATTTGATGGCTGAAGGCGCAACTCTTGGGGTATCTACAAGAGGTATGGGAAGTCTTACAGAAGGAAAAAACGGAGTTAAGATAGTTGGCAACGACTTTTATCTTGCGACTTGTGCAGACATTGTAGCAGATCCTTCAGCGCCAGATGCATATGTACGTGGTATTATGGAAAACAAAGAATGGGTTTGGGATAACGGCGTCATTAGAGAAATAGACGTTCAGAAACAAAAGACTTTTATTGAAAAATCATCTAAGAAAGATTTAGAAGAAAACATGATAAAAGTATTTAAAGATTTCATCTCCAAACTATAATTTTGTATAAATACATATACTAATAAATTTTAAATATCATACAAAGGAGAATTGCTATGACAGAACAAGTAATGGACAAGGCTGAAGACCTTGAAAACAAAACTTTAGAAGAAGGCGAAATGCCACCTGCGCTTAAAGCCTATCTTGATAAAAAAGGCAAAAAAGGCGACAAGGCTAAAGATGATGATGAAGAAGATGCTGAAGATGACGAAAAGAAAGTTGTCAAAGAAAAGAAAAATGCAAAAATGAAAGAAGACATTGATGCTATTTTCTCTGGTGAATCTCTTTCCGAAGAATTCAAAAACAATGCTAAGGCTATTTTTGAAGCGGCTATTTTTGCTAAAGTAGACGAAGCGGTAAATGTACTAGAAGAAGAATATGCGACAAAACTTGAAGCAGAAATTACTTCTATCAATGAGAATTTAGTCACTAAAGTTGACGAATATCTTGAGTATGTTGTCACTGAGTGGATGGAAGAAAACAAACTTGCCATTGAAAAAGGTATCAAAGCCGAATTGGCTGAAGACTTTATGATCGGTCTCAAGAATCTATTCACAGAACACTATGTTGATATTCCAGAAGACAAAGTAAACGTTGTTGAAGAGTTTGCCGAACAAGTTGAAGTGCTTGAGTCTGAATTAGACAAAGCAGTCACAGAAAATGCAAACTTAAACGCACAGATTAGTGTTTATAAAAAAGAACAAGTTGTTAGCGAAGTTTCAGAAGGTCTTAGCGAAGTTCAATCTGCAAAGTTGAAATCATTAGCAGAAGGCATTGAATTTGTTTCTGAACAAGACTACAAACAAAAACTTCTTTTAACTAAGAAGAAATATTTTGATGAATCGACACAAGATACAGTCAAAAAGGCGGCTCCAATGGATGATGATGTTTCTACTATTGAAGAATCATTCACTCCTGTAATGAACCACTATGTACAAAATATTTCTAGAACACTCAAGAAATAAGTTTTTATAAATAAATTAAACAATACTCAAAGGAGAAAAA